CCTGCCACTCTGTTTATCTATAGCAAGAAACGCACCACCTTCTTTACCCTGTGCTTCAGCATAAGCTGATAACTGAGGTATATATCCAAAAGGGTCATCTTTTAATAATGAACGATTAGAAAATTTTTTAAATGAGTAGGCACTAGCAGATTTACAATCTGTTATAACACCATCAATCTCACAATCTTGGTGTCCCAATACCCCTTCAATCTCTAATTCTTTTTGTTCATTTTTAACTTCATGACCTGCAGTTTTTGCAAGAAGTAAAAGTAATTCCTCAAGCATATAACCATAAGCAAATTTTATCTTTGCCCATGCAGGTAGATTTTCTTTTTCTATATCTCTTGATTGATACCACACTTGTCTATCAGGTTTACC